CTGTCTTTGGTAAGGGCCTGTCTTTGGTAAGGGCCTGTCTTTGGTAAGGGCCTGTCTTTGGTAAGGGCCTGTCTTTGGTAAGGGCCTGTCTTTGGTAAGAACCTATTTATACAATCCTTACCAAAGACAGAATCATGACCTCGATCAAGGCTCCAGAAGGGGGGGTATACCGCCAGGATTTTTATAAGTGCAATAAAGATCGGTGCAAGAAATGCCGAGATGGTCCAGGCCACGGGCCTTATTGGAGTCGATATTGGTGGGAGGACGGGAAGACGAGGAAGAAATACATCGGCAAAAACCTTCCTAAACATGTCCTTACCAAAGACAAGCTTACCAAAGACAAGCTTACCAAAGACAAGCTTACCAAAGACAAGCTTACCAAAGACAGATCCTTACCGAAGATTATTACCAAAGACACGCCCCGCCCATCGGAATCCTTACCAAAGACAGTCTTACCAAAGACAGATGGGGGGCTCGTCGAGAGGGCGATCGATGCGATCCGGGACTTCCACAGCCGGGGAGAGGAGCCGAGCGTCTCACAGATCGCCGAGATCGTCGGGGGGCATCCTAAGCATTTGGGGAGGTGGCTAAAGGAGGCGGGCCTGGAAGCGAAGAACGTTCGGAGGGGCGGGACGAGGGCGAGGAGGTACACCTTCGACCTGAAGGAGAAGATCCAGGAGCTGCAGGCGTCGGGGATTGCGACGTCGGCGCCATAAGTTAAAATTTTCGGAGAAGAAAACCGTATCATGATACGGTTACAGTTTGGCGAGATTCAAGCGTTAGACTGTATTTTCTTGATTACTTATATATTATCGCTTAATTTATATCTATATCTCCGACTAAACCACACCACATTTTCCCGAATGATCGTCACATCCGGGATGCAGGAGTTAGACCGCTATCGAATCAGGTTTTGCGACCGTAACCGTATCATGATACGGTTCATCTCCCTAGATTATACCGATAAGATAGCGTTGGCCGTGATGGGGATCTTTGATGATCGTAAACCTTGAATCGTCCACAAGATACGGTTTTAGCTTGTGCATGTGAGGCTTGGAGATGTCCAGAAGGCGAGCAGCGTCTTTGATGGTTATGTATCGCATTTTAAGCCGTCTCATCTCTGAGAATAGGCGGTCGATGTGGTCTTCTCCGGTCTGCTGGCCGATAGCTGGGGCTGGAGTCTCTAGGGCGGCTATCCGGCGACGGTCGTCGGCGTGTTCTCTGGCGTCATAGTCTTCATGTTCGGCGAGGAGTGTCTCCAGGGCGGCTATCTTCTCGTCCTTCTGGCGTCCCTCCTCCTCGAGGTGGGCGAGGCGGGTTATCACGTCCACAAAAAGGGCCTTTGTCATCCCGTCCAGCGTGGGGGGGGTCAGGGCGAGAAGGTCTATCGTCTCAACCGCGGCGATCTCGCCGGTAACTTCATATTCCTGGGAGTGACTAGATTTAACTGACATTTGGGTTCACCAACTAAAATGTCGTTAAGCGGAGGCAGGGGCTTCATGATTTCCCTGTTCTCCTCTTATCTTGGCTTCTTCTTTGGTCATTACCTGGTGTAGGCAGTACTCTATTGCGTGGGTTCGGTTTGCAAATCTCTTACGCTCGATTTCCTTATCGATCCATGCGGCTATCTCTGGATCTATCGTTATTGTAGCCACTACTTTTTTCCCAGCCATAATGTGGTCTTTTGGTTCGCTTTATATTTAAGGTTTTGGTGAGCAAAAGCTTTATAATCCTTTAAGATCCTTTATGTTATGGTGAACTCAAATGCAGACCATAGCAGAAGCAAAGGAGGCGGCGGGTCTACCCGACGGTCTCCACAGCGCGGAAGGCGTCCGATTTTTAGCCGAGGCTGCCGGGTTCCAGGGGGGCGAGCTCCCTCCGACGGTGATCCTCTCTCAGGGCTTCGCCGAGGTGACGGGCTTCTTCAGGGAGAGCAAAGGGCGCGGCTACTGGATGACCACGTTAAACGGGTGTTCATGTCCAGATTTCAAATATCGCAAGGCGGGGACGGGAAAGCTCTGTAAGCACCAGTCGAAGCTTATCGCGGTCGTCCAGCAGAGGGAGTTTGACGAGGCTTACGCCACCTACCAGAAGGCGAAAGAGACCTACCAGCCCGAACCCCTCCCCGAACTCCCCACCGGCGTGGTGAGGATGACCTCCGCGGAGATGGAGGCGAGGCGGGCTCGGATCAACGCCAGAAACGCGAAGATTCGCGAAGATAGGGCGAAAGACCCGACCTTCTCCACCTCCAAAGGCTTCAATTGCCCCGGCGAGGCGGTGGCGCCAGTATGACCCACGGACGGATGCGGCGGCGGCGGGATAGACGCCAAAAGGCGGCGGGCCATGCCGTCCCTCGCCACTGGCGACAGGTGGAGATCGGCACAGTTTGTAAATATTCCAACTTATCGGGAGTAAATATCCTCGATAAGTTTAAATTTTTACTCAGTGATAAAAGTTAAATATGATGCCGATAGTACACATGTGAGGTGCGTACATGATAGGCACAGCAGGATATGTAGACAAGCGGCTTGACGAGCTTTGGAGAATATCTACGAAAGAACTCGTGGCCGGGATAGAAAGGCTAGGCTACGCGGTTTCCCTGCGGAACGAGGAGCTGAGAAAATGAGTGAAAGCGAGAAGATTGAAGCGGTATTTGTTGGGCAAGAGGGCGGACACGACCATTACGAGGGTCTAGTGGAAGGGCGAAGGGTGTTGGAGCTTGATATACGCACGGGCCTGGGGCTGGAGGATACTGAAAAATCTGTTAGTTGGTTAATTACGGCAACAGAGAGACGTAGAACGCCTACTCAACCTGGGATGCATCATAGCTGGAGAACAGATGATGGCGTCATTTTAGATTTCTGCGATCCCGACGTCTCTAATGAGGCTGCAATCGACTTTCTGGAGCAGGTTATAGAGATGGTTCGGGGCGGGCCAGGCGAGTGTGGGGAGTAATCCCCACCCCATTTATATCTGACCCTCTTATAAAATTCGCTAGAAGCGTTTTAAGGGGGTCTATTTCTGGAGGTCCAGAACATCGAACACGACGACGATCCTCGCCAGGGGGCGCTGTGGGGGGCTCGCCAGGGCGACGTGATGATCTTCATCATGATGATCATGGCGAAGCCGGTGGTTATGGTGGGGTGGAAGGGTCCGGGGTCTACACCGTCCCCGATGACGAGGGCGATGCGTGGCGGTTCTGGAGGGGGCCTTATTCCGAGGAGAGAGATTTTCTATTGATAGTGGAGGAGCGGCGACGGGGTTTGCATATTCCCATAGTCTACGATCTGGAGGAGTTGACAAAATAATTTTATTCTCGTCACTGAATACGGTTACGGGGTGGAGATCACCACAAGGAGCGACAGCGGGCGACTTCTGTCATATCGAGATTAAGATAAAATCGGATTTATAGCGGCGCGATGGATGGAAAGATAACGAGGCGGGGGTTTCCAGATTGATGAAATATCGGGATCCGGATTTTCGTGTGCATCCGACAGGGCCGAAATGAGGGGGGACGGGGGGCGCGAGGAAAGGGAACTTCTGCAGGAATTGCCAGTTTCTGCCAGTTTCTGCCAGTTTCTGCCAGTTTCTTCCAGATAACTATATAATGGTCTTAATGCATTAGCTGCATCGGCTTATGGCGGTGGTGGACGTCACCGTCTCAGGAGGTGGCCAAATAGCTACAGAAACGAAAAATTCACCAAGACTGACACAAGTACAAGCGCGGCCACGTGGTCGCCCACGAAGCCAGAACAAGATCTGCAAGATTTGCGGCGAGTGGCTGATTCTCGGCGTGAACGCCAGAGAGACGTCGCCGGGATCGGGCCGACCGAGGGCGACATGTAACCAATGCGATAACAGACGCAGATACAAGCCTCGGAACCCGAAACCTACCACGCTTGTCTTCGATATCCCAGCATACTCTGAAATTCATACTACCAGGGCGGGTCTCGGCCTTCCGAGGATCGAGCGGATCGAGCTTAAGTTAGCGGCGAAGTGGCGACCACCGCGGCTTACCTTGATCCAGCACGAGAGGCCGAACTCCACCGGCATGTCGGCTCAAATCATGAAGGAGTATACCGACGATGACGGGAAGCCGCATCATTACTATGACCATGTATATTGCGATGAATGTGGGGGAGTCGTCCGGTACGATAAGCGAGGATTTTTGGTGTGCGAGGACTGTGGGCTATTCCATTCAAATAGTCCAACTATCGAAAAAGAGACGTTGTTTTCACAGCGAGCTAGAAATATCACTGAGAACGAAAGAAAAAGATGGCCGCGGGTTACGACGAACCGATATGGCAAATTCAAATCGGATGGAGACGCTAGCACGTTCGATCGGGTCTGTAACCAGTTGCATCGCCATCGCCTCCCAGATAAGCCATTGGAAGGATACGATTTCGGGGCTAAAGTTGTTGGACGGCGACAGAAGAGACGGACGTCCAAGGAGGGGCCGCCGAAGGGGTGGAGACCGCCGGCGAACCCCTTCGAAGCCATCGATAGGGAGCTAAAATTTCTTCGTATGAGATCACGAAGGCGACTCTATGAGAGGTAAAGTATTTTTCGCGGATAAATTATGTCCATAATAGTGGAGGAGAGAGATGTTATGATGGAGCGTGACGACACGGCGCGGGTGCGGGTCACCACCTACCTACCCCCAGACGTCCGAGCCGAAATAGAGCGGCGCGCGGCTCTGGCGGATAGATCGGTATCCGACTTCACCGGCCGAATCTTGATGAAGGCCTTGAAAAGCAGTTGAAGATGTTGGCGGCGGGGCTGCAACCCCGCCAAAAGCCAGGTGATTACATGAACCAAGTACAATTAGAGGCAACTAGCCTAAAAAAGGTTCCGGTCGCAGGCCGGGACCCTTACGAGCAGCTTCTGGGAAAAATCGTCTACTGCGAGTTGGTTAGCGGGAAGAAGTTCGCGTCCAGGTTGGTGGCGATAGATGACGACGGCTTGATCTTCGAGAACTCGGACGGGATCCTCATCCGAAACCCTCGCCGGCGGATCGTCCTACTGGCCGACCTCGACCGCTATCAGCAGGTGAGACGGTGAGATCCGTCTCCATCCCGCCGGGGCTGGAGGGGCTCTCTTTCTGCCTGGTGAAGGCGAAGGAGAAGGTCCCCTTCGAGAAGGGCTGGCAAAACAAGCCCTACACCCACGACGACCCGAAACTCCAGCAGCACCTCCAGGCCGGGGGCAACTACGGGGTCATCTGCGGCTACTCCGACCTGATGGTCCTGGACGTCGACGACGTCGCCACCCTCGCCGAGGTGGTGGACCTGACCCAGATCCCGTCCACCTTCGCCGTGAAGACCGGAGGAGGCGGCTTCCACTTCTATCTTAAGGTCACTGGTGGCGACCACCAGAAGATCGTCCTTAAGGACAGCAACGGCGCCCACCTCGGTGAACTCCAGGGAACGGGGACGATGGTCGTCGGGCCTGGGTCAGTCCATCCCAACAGCTCCGCCTACACTGTCCATAACGACGCCGTCGTCGCCGAGATCTCCAGGAGGCGGCTCGTCGAGATACTCTCAGGGGCTATCCCAGAGGAGAAGCTGAAGAAGGCGGGGACCCGGCGACGGGCTCCGACCTCCGTCGACACCGACCCCTTCGCCGACGTCTCCGTCCTGGACGTGATCGACACCGCCGGGTTTGCTGAAGAGGGGGGTCGACTCGTCGGGCCTCATCCAGTGCATGGGTCCACCACCGGCCACAACTTGGTGATCGACCCAGTAAAAAATGTTTGGTGGTGCGGCCGCCACGAAACCGGGGGCTCGGTGAGCCAGTGGCTGGCGGTCGAGGCCGGCCTCGTCGACTGCGCCGACATGAAGCCTGGGGCCGTCACCGGGAAGGTGTTTCTCGACGTGATGGAGTACGCCGCCGAGAAGGGGCTGATCCAGGGGAGGGGGTCCGTCGAGGAGAAGGCCACGGCGATCACCGAGGAGGAGCTCGCAACCATCAAGGCAGACGTCGGCCCCAAATTCGAGCTTAATCTACCTGGGAACCACTACTTAACCCGCTATATCGCATACGGGCGAGACGTCTCGGATGCATATCCAGACTACTGGTTCGCCGGTGGGCTCTATCAACTGGCCGTGATCGCCGATAAGAAGATCTGGGTCAAGTTGAGGCAGGGGCCGGTCTACCCTAACCTCTACATCTTCATGGCTGGGAGATCGAGCCTAAGCCGCAAGAGCACCGTCGTCGACACCACCGAGTCCCTCCTCAACGACCACAGGCCGGGAACGGCGATCAATGCAGTCCCGACAGAGTTCTCGCCAGAGGCTTTCATCGAGCATCTTGACGAGAGCCCCCACGCCCCATGGGTCCGGGACGAGGCCGCGGGGGTCCTGTCGACTATGAGACGGGACTATATGCGAGGCTTCAAAGACTCTCTGATGCAGTTGTACGATTGCCGACCCATCCACCGCAAGCTGAGGACCAACCGACGGTCGAAGAGCAAGACCGATTTTGTAGTGGACGACCCCTATCTCAACGTCCTGTGGGCGACGACCGACTCGTCGTTGGCGGCCAATACCGAGATCAACGACACCCTGAGCGGCTTCATGGCGAGGTTCATCTACCACTTCCCAAGGAGGCCCAAAGAGCGGTGGCTCCCCCTCGAAGAAGGCGAAGCGATGAACTCCGAGCTGGAGCTCGTCGTCCGGGGCCAGTTGACGGCTATGTCGAATACGGCCGCCGAGATGTTGAGGCGACAGCTCAAATTCAGTAAGGCGGCCTCCCAGTACTGGACCCAGTGGCAAAAGCAACGGGCGAGGGAGATCGAGGGACGGGACGACGCCAACGAGATGCAGATCCATAGCCGTTTAGTCCCGTTGGTGGCTAAACTGGCGATGCTCTTCGAGCTGGGGTCCTCTGATTTTGATCCTGACCGATCCATCCGGCTTGAGTACGTCGTGGAGGCTTGTCGGCTTGTGGACGAGTACTATCAGCCCATGGCCATGGCCGTCTATGACATGGTGGGCCGGGACCTGGAGCGAAACATTATCGACAGGATTATAGCGTTTTTGAAGAGACACGGCGGCGTCTCCACAAAGCGAGAGATCTCACGCCATGTGAAGATCAAGGCGAAGGAACTCCAGGAATACCTCGATACCATGGCCGGAGACGGGACCGTCGAGTACTGTGAGATGACAAATCCTCAAGGCCCGGCCACGATCAAGGTCGTACTTAATGTCGATACTGTATATACAGTCGATAAAGTAACTACTGTCAATACTGTCACTCGTAATACTGAGGATCGAGAGGATGAACGTAACACTGAATATGAAGATTCTTCCATCTATTGTGGAGGAAGTGTTACAGACGAGGGCTGCAAACTAGGTGACAGTGAGGACACGGGTGACAACGGTGACAGTTCCGACAGATTGACAGTATGCCCGCCCCCACGACCTCCGGCGCCAAACACTGAGACGACGGAGCCGGTGAGGGTCTTCGGCTTGTCCATCCCCTATTACCTCGATCTTGGAGGCGGCCAACTCCCCACCGTGGGCGCTCTGGCTACGGACCAGGGCTGGCCGAAAGACAAGGCCGTGATGGCTATCGGGCTGCTGAAGGCCCGCGGTATGTCCTGAGGCGATGACCCTCGACGGGGGCGAGCTGTATCAGTAGCCAATAGCGGGGGGCGACGGCTCCCCGTATCTACTTTTCATTAAAATTGAGGTGTTTCTTCATGAAGATAACTTCTGATCATAGGTGGCGAGTCGACTCCATCGAGGACCTCCGGGCCTGGAGAGCGGCTGGATGCCCTGGGAAGGTCCGGCTCACCCGCGAGCTGGAGCGGCGGGTCGCCGAGGCGGGGAGAGATGGGTAAAGGCGCCCCTGTCTCCGAGGACGAGGAGAAGGCAATCCTGGAGGCTCTGGAGTCGGGGAAGTCCCAGACCCAGACCGCGAAAGACTTCGATCGATCGCCGGATACCATCCACCGAATAGCCGCCAGACACGGGCTCGAATATTCGGGTCCTAAAAATGCCAATATCGCCCGGACGTGCTACGCCTCCGCGGATCGAATCAAGCTTGTGGGGAAGCTCCTGGACAAGGCCGAGGAACTGATTAAGACGTGCTCTAATCCCCGAGACCTCCAGCCTCTGGCGATGGCGATCGCTATCGGTATCGATAAGCGGCGGCTGGAGGAGGCGACCGACCCGTCGGCGAGGGGCGGGGAGATACGCATTTTATTTGAAAAGATGGGCGAGGAGGGGGAAGCTTGACCTTCCAAGTCCCCGTGGGGAAGCAGCGCGACTTCTGTCTCGGCTCCGATGCGAGGGTCAATATCGCCCATGGGGCGGTCCGGTCCGCGAAGACCGTCGGGGCAAACGTCCGATGGCTCCGGGCGGTCCTGGAGGCTCCGGCCGGCTCTAATCTCCTGATGGCGGGTAAGACCCTGGGAGCCCTGGAGCGCAACGTCCTCAGCCCTATCTCCCAGCTCGTCGGCTCGAATAACTTCGACTATAAGCGGTCCCTCAAGACCGCCACCATATACGGGCGGAAGATCCTCTGCGAAGGCGGGAACGACGAGGCGGCTTATACGAAGATCGCCGGCCTTACGCTACATTCAGCTTATGTCGATGAGGGCTCCCTCCACCCTGAAAGCTTCATCAATATGCTGATGACGAGGCTCTCCGAGCCGGGGGCTCAGCTCTTCTTAACGACGAACCCCGGCAACCCTGGCCACTATTTAAAGAAGCGGTGGCTCGATCGAGAGGCAGAACTCGATCTCAAGAGCTGGCATTTCAGGCTTGAGGATAACCCCTGGCTTGACTGGATCTATGTCGAAGAGCTGAAAAGGCAGTTCGGCCCTCCATCCAGCCTCTTTTATCAGAGGTACATCGACGGCCTTTGGGTGGCGGCGGAGGGCGCGGTCTATCGAAACTTCAACCGGGACCTTCACTGCATCCCGAAGCTTCCCGACGGGCGGATCGAGGAGCTGAGGGTGGCGGTCGACCCCGGCGCCACCCACCCCACGGCCTTCCTGAAGGCTTACCGGATAGCCGATAAATGGTACATCGGCGGCGAGTATCGGAAGGCTGACAGGTCCCCGGCGGAGGTCTCCAAAGATCTGAAAGGATTTCTGGTGGGGATGTACCCGACGAGCATCGACGTCGACCCGGCGGCGAAAGCTCACCGGCTCCAGTTCATAGGCGACGGGCTCCAGCCTGTAACGGCCGCCGATAACGACGTTTTGAACGGGATCCAGAAGGTGATTAATGCCTTCGATCAGGGCTGGCTCCAACTCGTCGGCCCGGCTACCCCCATGCTCCAGGAGGAGCTGGAGGGTTACAGATGGGATCCGAAGGCCACCGAACGGGGCGAGGACGCGCCCATAAAGGAGGACGACGACCTCGTCGACTGTCTCCGCTACCTGGTTAACAGGATCAGCAAGAGCCGGCGGCTTCCATCGCCTCCGAGGAGACCACGATGACATCAACCGTTCACACTGATCTAAATTTTCTCAACCCGGGCCAGAAATGGCCGCCGGAGGCCGATAAGGCCCGGCTCGACAGATACGCTAAGAACCGGCTGCTGCTGGAGGGAGATCACGATCTGGTCTTCACCGGCCTGAATGAGGACGACGCCCCCCGGATCATCAAGATGAGGGTCAACTGGTTCAAGAGGATCATGACCCTCTTCGCCGACCTGGCCGTGGGCAACCCGCCGTCTTTCAGGGCCGATGAGGCGCAGCAGGCCAGCTTAGACAGGATAGCCGAGGATAACTCCCTTCACCTCATCGCCTACGACCTCTTCGCCGACATGATCGCCTACGGCGACGGGGTCCTTAAGGTCCGATGGGATGGGCGGCGAGGGGTCATATCCCGGATCGACCCGGGGCTCTGGTTCCCCGTGATCAACCCCGACGACGTCGGGACGTTCACCCATCACGTCCTGGCCTGGGAGGTGAAGCAGGGCGACGAGAAGTACGTCAAGGTCGAGA